ATCAAGGCCACGCCCATGGCAGACGCACAAGAGTACAAGAGCATCACAGATCGGCCGTTTGTCACAGAGTATATCTGGGACCCAAGTGATTTTTATCCACAAGGTGCCATTGTCAATTACGGTGATGTGTATTATCAGGCCCAACGCAATGTGCCAGCTGGCACAGAAATAACCAATACTACATATTGGAGAGAATATACCCCAGCCACTATCAGTGATGCGCAAGGTACTCGTGTCAAAGATACCGAAATCAACGATGCCATACTCACACAGGCCGAAATTGAAGTTCCTCTCAGTGGCTATGACAACACCAAGTTTTACATTTTGCCCACGCAAGATGGTGAGCCAGCCAATCCTGACGGGTTGACTGCAGACAACACCGACACTACTGTGGACACCACAGCTGGTGGCATGGGTGTTACTCCCAAAGCCGAAGGTTACACATTGGGCTATTTGACTGGTGACGGTGTTGCGCCAAATGGATTGCCAGTTACTCCGGGTGTTGCTTTCCCGCCTAACCCTGTAAGTGGTGCGTATTGCTTGCGATTGGACTACAGACCAAATCGCTTGTTCCGCTATGATGGCAAACGCTGGATCAAGATTGAGGACAAAGTTAGAACTGATTTATCAAACGGTCCTCTCAATGAAACTTTACGCTCAGGCTTTGTCAACAATACATACACAGTGCCCACCACAGACATGGGCAATATACCAAGTCGTCAGAGCCTGAGTGAGATCTTAAGACCCCGAGCAGACAATGGTGATGACGGTGGAAACTTACCACCCAATCCAAGACCGCCAGGAGTAAAGTAAATGCAACAATTTTTTTACGATGAACAGCTACGCAGATTCTTGCTACAATTTGCCAGAATCTTCAGTGGGTTTCAAGTTGAATATGGCCGCCAAGAAAACAGCGATGCGGCAGCTTTGTTGCGTGTTCCTGTACGTTATGGCGATGCCAGCAGAAATGCTCAAACCATTATTCAAGAAAACTCTGCCAGCAGTTTGCCGTCAACACCGTTGATGACTTTTTATATTGCTGCCTTGGACTATGATCGTCCTAGAATGCAAGAACCCAACTTTGTCAGCAAGATTGCTGTGCGTCAACGCACCTATGACACTGCTACAGACACATACGAAACCAGTCAGGGTAATGCGTTCACAGTAGAACGATTGATGCCAGTGCCGTACAAAATGACCATTAACTTGGATCTTTGGACTTCAAATACCAATCAAAAATTTCAGTTGATTGAACAGATTGTTACACTGTTCAATCCCAGTTTGGAATTGCAAAGCACTGACAACTATATTGACTGGACCAGCTTGACAGTGTGCGAATTAGAGAGCACAACCTTTAGCTCACGAAGCATACCAATGGGCACAGAAAACCCAATTGATATTTGCACCATGAGATTCAATGTGCCAATTTGGATCAGTTCACCAGCCAAGGTCAAGAAGCTGGGTGTAATTGAGCGCATAATTTACAATGTGTTTGACAGCAACGGTGACGCCGCAGATGCGTTGCTCAACAATGATTTGTTGTTGGGCACCCGTCAGTTAGTTTCTCCTTACAATTACAAGATTGTCTTGATTGGAAACAAAATACAAGTTTTACAACAAAGCAGTGTTACCAATGAAGATCCCGCTGATCTTGCTCCCGAGCAACTGGATGCCAACAGCAATCTCATGTGGCCAGCGGTGATCAATCTCTACGGTGTGTTGCGTCCAGGTGTGAGTCAAATCAGACTTGAACAGCCCGATGGCACAGAGATTATTGGCACCATTGTAGTTGATCCCAACGATGACAGATTCTTGTTGTACGACGTTGACATTGACACTGTACCAAGAAACACATTGGATCCAGTGGATGCTGTGATCAACCCACTGTTGTCAGGTCCTGGCGATGGGCTAGACAGTGCATTGGAAGGCCAACGATATTTGTTGACTGAAGCAACTGGTGCCCAAGACAATTTTGCACCAGCCAGTGCCTGGGTTGGTGGCAACGGACGTCCACTGATTGCTCAAGCCAATGATATCATTGAATATCGTGGTGGATACTGGCAAGTGGTATTCCCAGCCAACGAACAAGCTGGCGGACAATATGTCACAAACGTTACTACTGGCGTGCAATATTTGTGGACTGGCGAATATTGGACCAAGAGTTATCAAGGAGTATACCTGGGGGGTCAATGGAGTCTAGTACTGTAAAGGCGGTTGGGGTTTGGTTTAGATCCAACTCCACCGGAAGATATCTTTACCTACTGCGCAATGATCCGCGTCACCCTGGTGCTTGGGGATTGCCAGGTGGCAAAGTTGAAACTGGCGAAACTTTGTTGGGTAGCATGGAACGAGAATGCATCGAAGAGCTGGGCCAGTTTCCCACATACCAACAACTGCTGCCACTGGAAAAATTTACATCGGCCGATGGACAATTTGAATACAACACCTGGGTCTGTGTTGTAGAAACAGAATTTCAACCTGTGTTAAATCATGAACATCTAGGATATGCCTGGATTGACTATGGTACTTGGCCCAGGCCCATGCATCCGGGTCTTTGGAGCACTGTAAACATTGAAGCAGTACAAAGCAAGATTGAAACTGTTGAAGCCAATCTTGCTCGCACCCAATAACAGTTTAAGCCTGACTTTCCTCAAAGCTCAACTGAATTTCACCTAATGCACCTGCCTGTGTGGTCAATGCTGTGATGGTCACAGCAAGAACTTCAGGACCGTTGGGGTAAGTTCCAACACCCGGAATTGCGCTGGTACCAATCTGTTTGATTCTTTCCAAATTTAGTACACCAGTACCGGTACTACTAATAGGCACAGCAAACAATCTTTCACCACCAGTGACCTCAGCCGCAATGGTCAATACAGTTAGATTCAAATCATTTGTGGGCGTTGTTCCGCCAATGGCATTGCCCAAAATTTTCAAAGTATCGCCCACAGCGTATCCTGTGCCTGGATTCTGTATTGTGATTGCTGTTGTGGTCTGCGAATACACTGTACCTGTTCTAGTCAATCTCACAGATATGTTGGCGCCAGTGCCCGAACTGGATACCACAGTTGGTGTTAAATTGGCGTAGGTACGATCGCTGGCAAACACCAGTTTGACTCCGCTTCGTGCGAAACCGCCTGATGTATTAAGCGGCGCATCCTGCACACCACCAGTTGAAGTTCCAATAAATGCTGGAGCAATCGCAAACTGCGTAAAGCTAGGTTGGAAACCACCACCAGCATTGTTAAGGCCAGCAAACACAGTGTTAGCAGTGTCAATGTTGTTGGGATTCAATATGCCTGATACCAAATATCGTCCAGCACTTGCGTTGACCGTTAATGCATCCAAGGTCAACTGTGAACGATTGATTAGGTCGCGCACGCCTAAATCGCCAATGATACCATTGCTGACACTGGGACTTAGTCGCATCAAGAATGCCACCTGTTGTGAGCCCACTGTGGTTGGTAAACCATAGCTGGTACGATTGTATGTGAAGCTATAACTTTCATCAGTGTCAAACCCACCATCCATGATCACCGCACTACCCCAGTGGTTGACCAGGGGAGTACATGTATTTGAAATCAGTATGACCCCAGTGTTGTCAGCATGGCTTGCGGCTGCACTTGAAGTAAAGCTTCGGTTGGCGCCTTCGTTCCATTGAGTAAATGTTGCAGCGCGGGTACAACCAGTTAGATCATTACCAGCCTTGCCTGAATACTTGATGATTTCACTTTCAATCATGACATACACAGGATATGTTACAGTGGCCGAGGGATAGTCTGTTGCATCAACCAGTGTAATGGTTGTTTGGCTAGCATCAATTGCACCGTCAAGTGCGCTGATTGCTGTTTCGTTGATGGCTTCATAACGGCCAGGCAAGTTACCAGACCGCATGTAAGCTTCATTGTTGCGGTTGCTGTTGACAATTTTGTGAGCCATGATAAATCTACCATCTTGACCACGCACCATGTACTGTGCATAGCCAGCACCGTACCATGAGTATTCAATTCCCAACATCTGCATCTTTGTGGTGTCAATTGTGAATCCGCTTACACCAGTACCATCCAGGCGATCAATGTTAAAGTTGGCTTGTCGTATGCGTTGCTCTGTTCTCAAAGCCATTCTAACACGTGTTTGATTGGCAACGCCGCGGAATGTTGGAACCACTGTGATTCTGTTGTTGTCCAACACACTGGACACCGAATGTGTCATGCCCTTGATTACTACAACATCGCCGGTGTTTAACTGATCTTGAAATCTACATGTGCCGTCACCGGTAACAAGGTTGCTGCCAACCCCTACGCTGACTAAGCCAGCTAACTGATTGGTGCTGGTGCGTTGTACTACGTTTAGGCTTTGTCCGTCATGTTCCCAAAACAATCCATTTTGATCGTCAAACATTCCGGCACGAATGGAACTGCCGTGCCAGCGACTGATGTTGATTCTTGGTTGTTGTCCCAATACTGGTGTAGCACTGCCCAGCGTGTTTTGAGCTTGAACTACAAAACTCACATCACTTGTAATGGTTGTTACCACGTAACCTGTGTCGTTATATCCGCTGGTGGTAACACCCGTCAGATCAATTTCAGCACCAGGATTGAGTCCGTGCTCAATATCAACAGTGATGGTGATATCACTGTTGGGGGCTGTACCAGATGCCGACATAGCCACCACGTCAAACGTGGGCTTCAGCATTGTACCCGATGTAAACAATATACCTTTACCAGACTGATAGCGGAAATATTTTTTGGTTTGACGTGTTGCGGCTGCTCCTCGGGTGGGAGTACCTGGCCCCATGATAACACCACCGTCAAACGGTCTTGGTAAAAATGCCGCATTGGATCTCACATTGATGGCTTGCACTACAGGACTTGAGACTGCGGCGCCGGTTTTGGCTTGATATGTAAATGTATTGGTTGTTGGCACATTTAAAATAAAGAAACTGCCTTCGGCAAACGTTGGATTCGTGCCCGATGCTAACACCACCATGATTGGCGTTCCTGGCACAAGTCCGTGTGCATACGTTGTGGTCACAGTGATTGTGCTGGGGTTGTTGCCGTCACTGGCCATTGATACTACATCCAAATCAGCGCCGGTGTAAGCATAGGCTTGACGCAGTATAGTGTCAGTCTGATTCAACGGATACCCCAACGTCACCCCTGTAGATCGTCTTGGGTAATATGCAAAATTGTTGGTCTCGGCCAAGTACACCAGGCTAACGCCTTCAGCATTGGAATCACTGGTGTTTTGTGTGCTGATGTAGTTGTCAACTAGAAGCGGACTGTCAGTGATGTTTACTGCCACTGCAGGAATATTGGTATTGTTACTGGCATTAAACATGCCGGTCATTCTCACAAACAACGATCCTGAAGCAGCCGCAGTCAACGCTGTGCTGCCAAACTGACCACGAACAATGGTTTGGCTTCCGTTGACTGCTGTGCTGACTACACTGTGTTTGACCAGCTCAACGTTGGCACTGAGTTTTTGTATGATACTGCCGGTTGCAAGAGCATTTACTGGAGGAATATTGTACCAACCACGGTTGACGTCAATGGATGTTAAATTAGGAACATCAACAATTTGTGCAATTTCCATAGAGGAAACCACGTTGACAGTGTTGCTGATTGAAATGTTTGCTCCAGCACCGTTAGTGTTGTTACGCTGGCGTACCACAGTCACTGCATTGGTTATCACCGATGTCACAGCCATGATTTCATATACACCAGCTGTGTCGGTCTGCACAATGATGTACGTGCCAGCTACAATACCAGCTGTGGAAGCGTTGGCTACGTTGATGATTGTTGTGGCTGTACTGGTAATATTGGCCACGGCCACTGTGGTTCCGCCTGAGGTGGGTCTTCCAACAATCAATACATTGTCCCCAGCAGTGAATCCAGTGGTGCTGGCTAACGCAAATGT